AAGTATAGAAACACGTATTGAGAAAATGACAAATGGTCACTGAAACAATAACATTAATATTATATCTTTCAGGACATGTCGCAGAGCATACACCATTTGAGCAAATATCTAAATGTTTAAAAGCAAAACGCACAATAGAAAGAAACTTATATAAAGATACAGGAACTGTGCGATATTCTTGCGAAAACAAAACAGTTGAAATAGACAAAGGACCAGACGGTAAAACTTATATCGTAAAAATTGTGGAGTAGCAAATGTTAGCAGAGATAGCCGCAGCCAACGCAGCATTTGCAGCAATTAAGATGGCTATCCAAAATGGACGTGAGATTGCTGACGTTGCTTCACAAGTAGGTAAGTATGTTAATGCTACAGAAGACTTACGTAAAAAAGGTGAAAAGAAAAGACGTGGTGTAGGCGGTGCAGACTTAGAAGAGTTTATGCATCTTGAAAAGCTAAAGCAGCAGGAAGAACAACTAAAGCAGCTTATGATATATACTGGTAGACCCGGCCTGTGGCATGATTGGATAAAGTTTCAGGCACAGGCACGTAAAGATAGATTAGCTGCAGCAGAAGCACGTAAACGTAAAATAGAACAGTGGATTGAAATAGCTATTATAGTTCTTGTTTGTGTGGTGGGAACGGTTGGGTTAGCTGCGTTAGTTGCTTGGGCGTTTTATTTGAAAGGTGTATAATGGCACTTAAAAAATCTCAAAAGAGTTTGAAAGATTGGGGTAAGCAGAAGTGGAGAACCAAAAGTGGCAAACCGTCCAGTGAAACTGGTGAACGGTATTTACCGACAGCAGCTATCAAAGCGTTATCCCCGCAAGAGTATGCAGCAACAACACGTGCTAAAAGAAAAGGAACTCGTGCTGGTAAGCAGTTCGTCAGACAGCCTAAAGCGATATCAAAGAAAACCGCTAAATTCAGAAGGGGGTCATAATGCTAGCCGCATTGATAGGACCGATAAGTAATATTGCTTCTACGTGGCTTGAGGGTAAGGTAGAAGAGAAGAAAGCACAGTCAGCTACAAAAGTAGCAAAGGCTCAAGCAGAAGCTGTAGTAATGCAGAAAAAAGCTACAGGTGAAATTGATTGGGACTTGGAAATGGCACGTGCTTCGTCATCAAGTTGGAAAGACGAGTGGCTAGTAATTTTATTTAGTATTCCATTAATACTTGCATTTATACCGGGCATGGAAGGTGTAGTACAGAATGGATTTGAACAACTCAACAAAATGCCTGAATGGTATCAATATTCCTTGGGAGTTATCGTTGCCGCTTCTTTTGGAGTTCGTTCAGCTACAAAATTCTTTGGTAAAAAATGAAACACATAATAACTCTACTCAAAGAAATATTTACGTACAACCACGTGGGTGACTTGTCACAGCATAGGCAACATACACTTCGCTATGAAGACTTGTGTAAATAATGGATAAACAGGAACTCTTAGATGAGTTTGTAAAACAAATAAATAATAAAACTCTTGTTACGGATAAAAAATCTATGGCTGATTGGTGGAAAAGATGGTTGCAGTTTAATCTTACTGCAAAGCTAACAATGATTGCTTCTGTTGCTATGTCTTGGCGTTGTGCTGAATGGTTTATGAACCTACCAGACCCTACAACACAACAGTCAGCATTTGTTTCTGTTATTATGGGTGTCATGACAGGTGTGTATGGTATTTATCTAGGTAGAGAAGCAAAGGGTAAATAGATGAAATACATTCGCACACATTTAATTAAACAGCTTGTTCAGAGTGAGGGTTTACGTCTTCAGGTCTATCAGGATACACTTGGTATTGATACAATAGGTGTAGGCAGAAATCTTGAAGACAGAGGCATTACTCAAGAAGAACTTGATGCTTTGGACTTTCCAAACATAGAAGCAGTATATGAGCATGGTATTACAGAAGCTGACGCTGCATATCTATTAGAGAATGACGTGCAGATAGTCGAGGAAGAACTGCTTAAAGCGCACCCTTGCGTGGCAGATTTAGACGCTGTACGTCAGCTTGTACTTGTAGACATGGCATTTAATATGGGTGTTCCTAGACTGTGTAAGTTTAAAAAAATGTGGGCTGCTGTATATGAAGGAGACTTTCCTACTGCATCACGTGAAATGTTAGACAGTCGTTGGGCTGTGCAGGTAAAAGGACGCAGCCATAAATTAGCACATGCTATGCATTATGGGGAGTTAAAGTAATGGCATCTATATCAGAACAAATAGGTTTTAGTAAAAAGAAAAAGAAAAAACCATCAGGCGCAAAACCAAAACCGTATCCTAAAAATGCACCTAAAAGATTTCATGCTGCATATAAAAAGAAGTATGAACAATCCCCCGGATTTTTAGAAATGCTAACAACAGAAGCAAAAAAGATATTTGACTAATGGCTAGAGAACTAAACGAAAGACAACAGAAGTTTCTTGAAGTCCTTTTTGAGGACGCAGGTGGTGACGTAGTTGCCGCCAAGAAACTTGCTGGTTACTCAGATACAACATCTACAACTGCAATCGTAAAAGGTCTCAAGGAAGAGATACTAGAAGCAACGCAGATGTACATGGCACGTAATGCACCTAAAGCTGCTATGGCTGTAACAGGCGCACTGTACGACCCAACTGAACTTGGTATTCGTGATAAGATGGTAGCAGCAAAAGAACTGTTAGACCGCACAGGTTTAATTAAAACAGAGAAGGTGCAGGTAGAAGCAGCAGGTGGTGTTATGCTTATGCCAGCTAAAGCTAAGGTAGAGGATGATGACTAATGTCTGATTACTATAATAAGTTTAACAAAAAAGAGTTAAAAAGAAATATAAAAAGCATTAGAGGAACAATTGCTACAAAGGGTGGTAGCACTGTTCAAATGGAAAAACAATTAGGTAAAATGGAAGACAACTACTCAAAAAGATTTGGTGCTATTGATTTTCGTAAAGGTGGCATGGTTGTCTCTACTGTAGATAATAAAAAATGACTAGAACAGCAGGGCGGTGGAAGTTACCACAGCCAACAGATATTAAAGAAGAAAACGAATGGGTACAGATACCACGCATTGCACGTACTGTACCATTTGGTTACAAGCAAAACGAAGAAGACCCCGACATTCTTGACCCCATTCCAACTGAGTTGGATTTGCTTGAAAAGGCCAGAGCGTATACAAATCAATACAGCTATCGTGAAGTAGCTAACTGGCTGAGTACAAATAGTGGTAGATATATATCACACGTAGGATTAAGAAAGCGGTTAAGTAATGAGCGACAGCGTAAGAACCAAGCTAAAAGCCTCCGCAAGTGGGCAGAGTATGCGGAAAAGGCAATCGCCAAAGCGCAAGAAATCAAAGAAGCAAGAACAGGCGCAAGAGCCAGCGGTTGAAATACAAGAGGTGCAGTCAGAGGCTGTTGAGTTTGAAAGTATAGAAGAAACTGCTAACGTACTTTTCAAACCTAACCCCGGCCCACAGACAGACTTTCTTGCAGCATCTGAGCGTGAAGTTCTTTATGGTGGTTCAGCAGGTGGCGGTAAATCATATGCCATGCTTGCAGACCCTCTTCGCTACATGGGGCATCCACAGTTTAGTGGTCTGCTGCTCCGACACACTACGGAAGAGTTACGTGAACTAATATTTAAGTCACAGGAACTTTATCCAAAAATCTGGCCCGGAATAAAGTGGTCAGAAAGAAAAATGCAGTGGACTGCGCCATCTGGTGCGAGGTTGTGGATGTCATACCTCGACAGAGATGAAGATGTCCTGCGCTATCAGGGTCTGGCTTTTAGCTGGATAGGCTTTGACGAACTGACCCAATGGGGAAGCCCATATGCATGGAATTACATGCGAAGTCGTCTACGGTCCACTGCCCCTGATTTGCCTATTTTTATGAGGGCAACTACAAACCCCGGTGGAAGAGGTCATCACTGGGTAAAGAAAATGTTTATTGACCCAGCACCATATAACAAGGCATACGATGCGACAGATATTGAAACAGGTGAAACTCTCAGGTATCCAGCAGGGCATAGCAAAGCTGGGAGACCGCTATTTAAACGTAGGTTCATTCCTGCTAGATTATCTGACAACCCGTATCTCGCTCAAGCAGGTGACTACGAAGCTATGCTCTTGTCGCTCCCAGAGCAGCAAAGACGACAACTCTTGGACGGTGATTGGGATATTAAAGAGGGTGCTGCGTTCACAGAGTTTGACCGTGATATTCATGTTATTGAACCTTTTAATATTCCTAGCAATTGGGTTAAGTTTAGAGCATGTGATTACGGGTATGGTTCTTACAGTGGTGTTGTATGGTGCGCTGTCGCACCGTCTGAGCAAATCATTGTGTACAGGGAATTGTATGTGTCAAAAGTCTTAGCCACTGACTTAGCAGACATGATACTGGAATTAGAGGCTGAAGACGGAAATATTAAATATGGTGTCTTGGATAGCAGTCTTTGGCACAAACGTGGCGACACTGGCCCTTCTCTTGCGGAACAGATGATAAGCAGAGGTTGTCGGTGGAGACCATCAGACCGCAGCCGTGGCAGTCGTGTAGCAGGTAAAAACGAAATACACAGACGTTTACAGATAGATGAATTTACGGAAGAGCCTAGACTTGTTTTCTTTAATAGTTGCACGAACATCATTTCCCAACTACCGTCCATTCCACTGGATAAGAAAAATCCAGAAGATGTGGACACGAAAGCAGAAGACCACTTGTACGATGCGTTAAGATATGGTATAATGTCACGACCAAGGTTTAGTATATTTGATTATGACCCGATGGGTAGGCCCGGTGGCGGTATGCAGGTTGCAGATGCTACCTTTGGATACTAAGGAAAAAAAGTATGGCTGAAGATGAAATTATGATTGAAGATGACGCTATTGCGTTGGAAGATACAGACGATTCTGTGACTTTTGATGCTGATGTGTCTAACATTATTCCTTTTATTATTGAGCGATACAAACGTGCTGAAGATTATCGCTATCAAGATGAAGAGCGTTGGCTGAGAGCCTATCGCAATTATCGTGGTCTATATGGTCCTGATGTACAGTTTACAGAGTCGGAGAAGTCACGTGTCTTTATTAAAGTTACTAAAACCAAAACGCTTGCTGCGTATGGTCAAATCGTTGATGTTTTATTTGCTTCTAATAAGTTTCCTTTATCTATTGAGCCTACAACACTTCCTGAAGGAGTAGTCGCTGATGTACATTTTGACCCAAAAGAGCCGGAACAGATGCAAGCGTCTACTTCGCTTACAAGTCCGTATGGTTTTAAAGGAGATGGAAATGATTTGCCACCGGGTGCAACGGCTAAAACGCTGTCTGAAAAACTTGGACCGTTAGAAAACAAACTAGAAGGTGTACAGGATAAATTAAAAGAAGGGCCGGGTAAAACACCCACTGCAATTGAATTTAGTCCAGCGATGATTGCGGCTAAAAAGATGCAGAAAAAAATACATGACCAGCTTGAAGAGTCTGGCGCAAATAAAAACCTGCGTAGCAGTTCATTTGAAATGGCACTGTTTGGAACAGGTATTATGAAAGGTCCATTTGCAAAAGATAAGGAATATCCTAATTGGGATGATGAGGGTAATTATGACCCACTCTTTAAAACTGTACCACAGGTAGAACATGTTTCTGTTTGGAACTTTTATCCTGACCCAGATTCAAATAACATGGATGAAGCACAGTTTGTTATTGAGCGTCATAAGATGTCTCGTTCACAAATGCGTATGCTCAAGAAACGTCCATACTTTCGTGGTCAGGTTATTGATGAGTGCATTCAGATGGGTGAGAACTACATCAAGAAGTATTGGGAGGATGACCTATCTGATTATGCGCCAGAACACGGCATAGACCGTTTTGAGGTTCTTGAGTATTGGGGTATGGTTGACACAGAGATGCTTGAAGAGCAGGGTGTTGAGATACCAGATGAACTAAAAGAGTTTGATGAATTACAAGCAAACGTATGGATTTGTAACAACAAACTTATTCGTATGGTGCTTAATCCGTTTAAGCCAGCTAAAATTCCATATGCTGCTGCTCCATATGAAATGAACCCATATTCATTCTTTGGTGTAGGTATTGCTGAAAACATGGACGATACGCAGACTTTAATGAATGGGTTTATGCGTATGGCTGTAGACAACGCTGTGTTGTCAGGTAATCTGCTTATTGAGGTAGACGAAACAAATCTTGTACCCGGTCAGGACATGTCTATATATCCGGGCAAGGTATTTCGCAGACAATCTGGCGCACCGGGCCAAGCTATTTTTGGTACAAAGTTTCCTAACGTATCATCTGAAAACATGATGCTGTTTGATAAGGCACGTCAGTTATCTGATGAGTCTACAGGTATGCCTAGCTTTGCACATGGGCAAACAGGTGTAACAGGTGTAGGACGCACTGCATCTGGTATTTCAATGCTAATGAACGCTGCAAGTGGCAGTATTAAGACTGTTATTAAGAATGTGGATGATTACCTGCTTCGTCCTCTTGGAGAAGGTTTCTTCCGCTTTAATATGCAATTTGACTTTGACCCTCAGATTAAGGGTGACTTAGAAGTTAAAGCACGTGGTACAGAAAGTCTGATGGCTAACGAAGTACGTAGTCAAAGACTAATGCAGTTTTTGCAGATTGCAAGTAATCCTGCTCTTGCCCCATTTGCTAAGTTTCAATATGTAATTAGCGAGATTGCAAAGTCAATGGACCTTGACCCCGACAAAGTAACCAACAACATGAGTGAAGCAGCATTGCAAGCAGAACTGATGAAGCAGTTCCAAGCACCAATACCAGAGCAGCAGCAACAACCTCAAGCAACAGGTGCGCCACTTGACCCAACAGGTGCAGGTGGTGGAACAATAGGTACTGGTCAAGCACCAGTTCCGGGTGAACAAGGATTTAGTGGAAATGGACAAGCAAATATTGAGCAGACTCAAGCCGTGGGTCAACAACAACCGCCAATGGGAGGCATTCAATAATTATATTGATGCACAAATACAGACACAACAGAAAGCATTAGAGCAATCTACTGACGCTGTTTTGTTTCACAGGCAACAAGGTGCTATAGCTGCACTACGTAGACTTAAACTTATAAGAGATGAAGTAAATGGCTCTAAAGGAACAAATGGATAGGCTTATGTCTCCTGATGACATGATGTTGCCACAGGAAGATATAAAACAAGAAAACTTAGATGAGGCAAAACAAATTGCTAAAGAAATTGCCTTTGAATCTTTTCCGGGTATAGGTGAAGCTGCTGCAATAGCAAGAACAAAACAAGCATTAGAAAAAGGCGATAAAGTTGGTGCAGCTATAGAAGCTGCTGGTGGTGTCATGGGTTTACTTCCCATAGTTGGTGACATGGCTAGTAAAGGGTTTAGAAAAACAGCAAATCTACTTAGAAAAGATGCTGAGTATACAGTGGATAATCCGGGTTATAATGAAGTATATGAAGAGACATATGCACAAACAAAACAAAGAAGTTCAGACAAAGTAAAGCAAAGAGCTATAGATAGAGGTGAAAGAAATACTTATCAAGCTAATATTGGTAGTTCAGATGGTCAAACAGGTCATATATATAATGCTAAATTTAAACCTGAAGAACTTGAAGATATTCCCGGTGCGATGGGTGAAGAGGAGTTTCGGGATACAGGTATAACTTTTATAGACGGAGAAGAGGCACATAATAAATTAAAAGCATTAGAAAAAAGTATAGCAGAAAAAGGTTATAATCCTGAAGGTAACATTCTTATTCATGTTCGTGAAGATGGACAGCCTTTTATCGTAGAAGGTAATCACCGTTTAGCAGAAGCTTTAAAATCTAAAAGACCAACTATTAAAGCTGAAATTGTATACCTTCGTGGTGCGGAAGAAGTAGATGGTCCATTAAAACCAGCAGATATATTACCACCACAAAAAGATTACCAAGGTGGTAAAAGAGTATTTCATGCTACTTCTGCAGATTTTGATGAGTTTGATTTTGTTCGTCCGGGTGAATCAGATATAGGATTTCATGTAGGTACATCTGAACAGGCAAATGCACGTTTAAGAAGCGAAGGCAAATACATAAAAAAAGGTGAGCGTGTATTACCACTACAATTAAAGAAAAGACTAAGACCTGCTCGTGTTCCAGATGTTTCATTTTTTAGTGAGCCAAATAGATGGAGAGCAGAGTTAGCTATACCTACATCTGAAAAAAACGTGCTTAAATTTATGTTGGATGATGCAGAAGACGCAGATATAATCGCTAAAGGTCCAACTGTACGGGTAGGTGGAGAGTTATATGTTGTAAATCCTCAAGCAGCAAGACAAGGAGCAACTAGCGATGTAGAGTTTTGGAAAGACTTAGTACGTGCTAGTGTTGCGGCAGAAAAAAAATTAAATACAACAAACTTTGAAAATAAAAAGAAATGGTTTGAAGTATTAAAAGGTGTGGCAAATAAACATGGCTATGATTCTTTTGTTTACAAGAATCAATACGAAAGTTACAATTTAGACCCTAGTGAAATAACTAAATTTGAAGATAGCTATATGCTTCTTGAACCAGACCAAGCTAAAGGTTTATTTGGCGGTAGAACATCAGGTGAGCCTGAATTTATGAAAAGCAAAGGTGGATTAATATGAATGCTTTAAACAAACAAATGGAAATGTTTGGAGACCTACCAAAGCAGAAAAAAGTAAAAGCTGCTGGTGGTGGTGCATTGATGGCAACTGAAAAAGGTAAAATATTACCCTCTATTGCAGAACTTACCGATGCTTATAATATATTTAGAGCAGACAGAGATTCAGCTAAACTTACAGTAGATGAAATGGATGCCATATTAGAATCTTTTCTTGACATGAAATCTGCAGGTAAATCTTTTGCAGAGGGTGGACTAGAAGATGGTGGTTTAAAAGATGAGGGTGGTGAAACAGACCCTGTATCTGGAAACGATGTGCCACCCGGTTCTTCAAAGGAAGAAGTACGTGATGATATTCCTGCAATGTTAAGCGAGGGAGAATTTGTATTTCCAGCAGATGTAGTTCGTTATATTGGTCTTGAAAATCTTATGCGCTTGCGCCAACAAGCAAAGCAAGGTTTAAAAATGATGGAAGCTATGGGTCAAATGGGTAATTCTGAAGATGCTATTATGCCAGATGATTTACCCTTTGGTGTTACTGATTTAATTATAGTTGACACAGAAGATGAAAAAGAGTATAATGAAGATGATGTAAAAGAAATGCAAGTGGGTGGTATGGCTACAGGAACTAACACAACTACTCAACCGGGTATTTATTATACTCCTTCTACTTTTCCAACACAACAAACTACTCAAGCTGCATCTTCTCAGTATCAAGTTCCTTCTATGTACCAAGCACCAACTCAGCAAGCAACTCCTGTTGTAGGAGGAGATGTTCCTCAAATAGGTCAGTTTATGGAACAGGCGCAAGAAGATGGTGCGGCTAAAATAGTTACTATTATTAATCCTGATACATTAGAGGAAAGACAAATTAACTTTATTCCGGGTGTAACAACTATACCAGAAGGTTTTATGTTAAAAAGTAAATACCAACCAGAAGAAAAAGTTACAACAACACCTACAACTACACAAACAACAAAAGTAGCAAAACAGTCCGATGATGACCCAAATGCTATGTCAAAAGAAGAAATAGAAAAAATTGAAGGTCGTATAGATGCTGCAAAACAATTAGGATATGATAAATTTGCTAATCCACTTAGTGGTATGGTAAGCGCATTAGTACCCGGAAAATCAATTTTTGGTTTTGATACTAATTTAGAAAAAGGCACTATTACAGGAACAGGTTTTATTGCTGATGGTGCAGGTGGTTTATTTGACCCTATAACAGGAGCAAAAGTAAATCCTAGTATTGTTCAGGGTATTGTAGATACTTTTCGTGGCACAGATAGAAATAAAGAACTTGGCAAAGGAAGTCAGGCAAAACAAGCGGGTCTTAAATCTTTGTATGATAAAGAACGTGATGAGCGTATTCAAAAAGCTACTGACGTAAGAGAAGAAGCAGAAGAACGTCTTGAAAAAGCAAGGAAAGAAAGTAGAGCAGCAGAAATTCGTGAACAGGCTCGTATGCGACAAGAAAAAGAAGCAGAGATTGCAGCCGAAAAACAACGTATTCAAGATATACAAAAACGTGCTAGGGAACAACTTGCACAGCAGTATGGTGACAGTGATGATGGTGGCACATACGAAGGTAGTGTGCAACAACAGGCAGATGACTATACAGCACAGGCTGTAGCAGAAGCTGTATCAACGGGAGACTACAGCAGAGGATTTGCAAAAGGTGGTCTTGCTAAACAGATGAAGCAAAGTGGGTTAGCTTCTAAAAAATAATCCACATAACTCAATGGCTACCTAACCCCCCAACACTGGCTACGGTTAGCCCCAAAGGAGAAACAGATGGCTGAAGCAGCTATTATGGCAGAAGAAATGCAACCAGAAAAGAAAGTTGCATTTGCAAATCGTAAATATACGAATGAAGAAAAACGTCAACGTGAAGAGGCAGAACTAGAACAGCTTATAAAAGAAAATGCAGGTGAAGAAAAAGAACCTGTAGAACAAGAGGCTGAACCAACAAACGCAGAAGAAAAAACATTTAAGAAGCGTTACTCTGATTTACGTAGGCATCAGCAGAAACAAGCTGAAGAATTAAAAAAAGAGATTGATGATTTAAAACGTCAGCTTTCTGTTGCAGCACAAAAAGAAATGAAGTTGCCTAAGTCAGATGAAGACATTGAAGAGTGGGCAGCAGAATATCCTGATGTAGCAAAAATTGTAGAAACAATTGCAATGAAAAAAGCGGCTGAGAAAGCAAGTATTCTTGAAGACCGCATAAAAGCAATTGATGAAATGCAGCAATCAGCAACAAAAGAAAAAGCTGAAGCTGAATTATTAAAGTTGCATCCTGACTTTGATGAGATTCGTGATAGCGATGATTTTCACGATTGGGCTGATGAACAACCTAAGTGGGTACAAGATGCGTTGTATGAAAATGATAATGATGCAAGGTCAGCAGCACGGGCTATTGACCTGTACAAAGTAGATAGAGGAATAAAAGGTGAGAAGAAATCTAAAAAAGATAAAGGTGCTGCTGAAGCTGTTTCAACGAAACGTGAACGAAACACACCTCAAGCAGACGAATCTTCCACTTATTTAAAAGAGTCTCAAGTTCAAGCGATGTCTCCGCAAGAATACGAGAAGCGTTCCGAAGAAGTTATGGAAGCAATCCGTACAGGTAAGTTTATTTACGATATATCTGGTTCTGCTAGATGACGGTAATATATAAACCGCAAAAGGACATAGAACTTTTTGCTCCATTTGGACCTACAATGGGTTACTTTCGTATGCCAGATGAATTAGTAGAAAGTTTAAATAGTAAAATGTCCGATAAGTTAGAGGATTATTCTGATAACTTAGTTGGTAAGGTTAAAGAGGAACTAGCCTTTGATGATGAAATCATAAAGATTGCTCAAGAAGGATTAGGCCAGTTTGTAGGAAAGTATCAAAACTATACAGAACATAGAAACTCTATGGGAGTAAAAACACTTGATACTGAAAACTTTAACTACGGATTACAAATAGTTTCTGGTTGGTTTGTACGTCAGTTTGAAAATGAGTACAATCCATTACATATTCACACAGGCTCTAGGTTATCTTGTGTTGGATATTTAGAACTACCAGAGGGAATAGAAGAGGAATGGGAAGAGGATTATAAAGACCATCATCCAGCAAACGGACATATTCAGTTTGCTAGTGGCACAGCATCTGGTTATACATGTACTAACTTTGTTGTTAAACCGCAGGTTGGTGACTTTTATGTTTTTCCCTCTCAGCTATTTCATTGTGTTTATCCTTTCTATACGAAGGGAGAACGTAGGTCTTTCAGTATGAACATGAACTTTATTGAAATACCTAAAGAAAAAAGTGTTGACAAATAGTTATATTTGTGTATAACTATAGTTAATCAAGAGTGTACGTTAAGCGCATGATGTACACTCAAAATGCAAACACACAGTTTTACGGATTACCTGAAGAGTTTGGCCTGTTGAAGAGTAGGGCGGCCACCTTACTAGGATACACACCCAAGCAACGCAGCCTCTAATAGCTTACGTTTGTATCTGTTTACAACAAAAACTACCAAATAAGGAGATGGTACTATGGCGTTTTCAACCGCTAGTGGGTACGGTAATCTTCCTAACGGTAATTTTTC